CTCTTCCCTTAATTTGGTTTTTGTTTTAACGTTTACTAATCCTGCAACTGTTTCTGATTCAAGACCATTTTCGTCTGCATGATATAACATTGCGTCAAGATAACTCATACTCGTTCTTTCAACAATTTCTTCAATCTCTGAATTGTAACGTTCAGATGTATACAAATTAAGTTCTTCTTTCATATTGTTTTTTCTTATTTTATAAGTATAACAAATTATGACAACAATGTCAAGTTAAATCGTTGCCATTTCCTACTGCCTCACCTTCTTTCTGTTCTGGATCATCTTTATCTTTGAACCAGTAATCAGTTGCCTTAGCAAGGACGGCCACATAAGCACCCACCATGATATTCACCAAATCGCGACTCTCTTGTGGTAATGCTCCGTAAAATAATAACCATATTAAAAACAAGAAAGTTAAAACTATAATCATCGACAAAACATATCTTGCCATCCAATTTAGT